GGGCAGTTAGCCGGGTATGCCAAGGCTGCTGGCAAGAAAGCTGGTGGCTGGTGGGTTGTCAACAAAGCTAACGGAGACTTCAAATATGTACCAGCTACAGGACTAGACGTAGACAAAGAGGTACAGAACATTGAAGATAATATCAACCGTGCTATGGGGGATACGTTAGTCAGATGCTTTGAGCCTGAGAAAGAAACTTTCAACGGTAAAGAGACAGGTAACCTTGTACTGAATAAAAACTGCACGTTCTGTTCTTACAAACATGCTTGCTGGCCTAAGATGGTAGAACTACCTGCCGTTAAGTCCAAAGCAAAAGACCCTAAGATTGTATCTTACATTGAACTAAGAAAGGAGTATAGAAATGCAGGATGAATTACAGGAACTATTAGACCAGATTAAAGAAGCAGAGGCACATCTCGCAGAACTTCGTAAAGAGTATCGTGAGAAGCGCACTGCTGGTCTAAGAGCAGCCATTGAAGCACGTAACGAAGCAGACGCTATGATACGTGAAGAGATGAAAGCTATGGGTTACAGTGGCCTTACGTGGAGAAACCTACGGTAATGCCACCAAACTTCAAACAATTTAAAGCGGCACGAAAGTATGGATATCGTAGCGGCCTTGAACTCAAGATTGCAGAGACACTCAAAGAGTTAAAGGTCAAATATGATTACGAGTGTATCAAGATAGAATGGGAAGACCTTGCCTATCGTACATACACACCAGACTTCGTGCTGTTTAACGGAATTATTATCGAAACTAAGGGCATGTTTACTGCTGCTGACAGACGTAAACACCTTGCAATCAAGAAGCAGCATCCTAAGTTAGACATACGATTTGTGTTTGAAAATAGCAGACGTAAGCTACGTAAGGGTGCTAAGTCCTCATACGCTGAGTGGTGCATTAAGTATGGATTTAGTTACTATGACCGCATTATTCCAGAGGATTGGCTGAAAGAAAAGGGCAAGAACAAACATCCTAAGTTTATTAAGTTTACGGGAACGAAAGTAAAAAGGAGCAGATAGCATGGACGAAAATGAAATGAAGATGAAGTCTGAAGATTTCCTAATAAGAGTAAGACCATTTAAAGATACAGACGGGTCATGGAACGGTGACATAGATTTATCTATTATTACACAACCTGCTAACGATTTACCTGACGAGGACTATAATCAGGTTATGCACTTCTGTAAGATGATGGCATCAACTGTGCCTCTTATGGAGAGAGATGAAGAACTAAGAGATATGGTACATAATTTTGTTGTAGAACATGTTGACAAAGAGTACGTTATTGAGGTAGACTCAAAGCCACGTGTTATTGACAGAGAAGATAACGTAGTTACTATTGACTTTGGAACCAGAACAAAAGGAAGTGCATGATGACAAGTTACAAGAATATTATGGAAAAGATTGAGCGAGAGGCAAAGGAAGCATATGCTGGTGTTGATATGGTCAATAGCCCACCACACTACAATGAAGCAGGTGTTGAATGTATTGATGCTATTGCCGCTGCATTAGGTGAAGGTTTTGAGTTTTATCTACAAGGTAATATCATGAAGTATCTGTGGCGTTATCGTTACAAGAATGGCTCTGAAGACTTGAAGAAAGCCAGTTGGTATCTTGACAAGTTAATTACCGAAGTCGAGGGCTGTTACGATGATGAGAGTTAAAGTCTTCATCACCATTGACGTAGACCCAGATGAATATCCTGTACCTGCTGATGAGAATGTGGGAGAGGAAATAGAAGAAGGTATCCGTGAATACTTTTATGACATTGACGGAGCAACAATAAAAAACATTAAGCACATACAGGAGTGACCCTATGATAAGTAATCATTTACCTACAGATTATCAGAACTTTATTGCTCTGTCTCGCTATGCAAGATGGAAAGAGGATGAGCAAAGACGTGAGACATGGCCTGAAACAGTGTCACGTTACTTTGATTATATGACTGTTCATCTAAAGAAGAAACACAAGTATACACTTTCTAATGAATTACGCACAGAGTTAGAGACTGCTGTGCTTGACCAACACATCATGCCAAGCATGAGAGCCTTGATGACATCTGGTCCTGCACTGGACCGTTGCCATGTAGGTGGATACAATTGCTCATACGTACCTGTGGATAGCCCACGTGCGTTTGATGAGACAATGTACATACTCATGTGTGGCACAGGTGTAGGCTTCTCTGTTGAACGACACAACATTGAGAAGCTACCAATCGTCAACGAAGATATGCATCCTACAGATACTATCATTAAAGTTGGCGATTCACGTCCGGGCTGGGCCAAGTCACTACGGGAACTTATTGCTATGCTGTACGCTGGTCAGATTCCTAAGTGGGATGTATCAGAGGTACGCCCCGCAGGTGCAAGGCTCAAGACATTTGGTGGTAGAGCCAGTGGCCCAGCCCCTCTTGAAGAACTCTTTGAGTTTTGCATAGAGAAGTTTAAGGCAGCATCAGGCCGTAGATTGTTTCCTGTTGAATGTCACGACATCATGTGTAAGATTGGTGAGGTTGTAGTTGTCGGTGGGGTCAGACGCAGCGCACTCATCAGCCTATCAAACCTGAATGATGACCAGATGGCTCATGCAAAATCAGGTCAATGGTGGGAAAATGAAGGACAACGTGCGCTTGCAAACAACAGCGTTGCCTACAAAGGTAAGCCACAGATGGGTACATTCATGCGTGAATGGCTGTCACTGTATGAAAGTAAGTCAGGTGAGCGTGGTATATTTAATCGCAAGTCTGCACAGGTGCAAGCAGCTAAGAATGGACGTAGAGATGCGGAACAAGATTTCGGATGTAACCCCTGTTCTGAAATTATCTTGCGTCCTTATCAGTTCTGTAACTTGTCTGAGGTTGTTGTACGTGAAACAGATACGCAACAGACACTAACAGAGAAGGTGCGCTTGGCTACAATACTAGGTACGTTCCAATCTACTTTGACTGACTTCAAATACCTGCGTAGTGTATGGAAGAAGAACACAGAAGAAGAACGTCTGCTTGGTGTATCACTCACTGGTATTATGGATAACCAGTTGACAGCAGGTCGCTCTGCTCATCTGGGTATAAACATTGGACAGACTCTTGAGGCATTAAAAGATGTAGCTATAGATGCTAATAAATCTATGGCTAAACAGTTAAAGATACCACAGTCCACTGCTATCACATGTGTTAAGCCATCCGGTACAGTGTCACAGTTGGTAGACAGTGCATCAGGTATACATGCCCGTCACAATCCGTACTACATCCGTACTGTTCGTGGAGATAACAAAGACCCATTGACACAGTTTATGGTAGCACAAGGTATCCCGGCAGAGCCTGACGTAATGAAGCCAGATAGCACTACAGTATTTAGCTTCCCAATGCGTTCACCTGCACGTGCCGTAACACGCACCGCTATGTCTGCTATTGAACAGCTTGAGTTGTGGCTTATGTATCAGCGTTACTGGTGTGAACACAAGCCATCTGTAACAATCTCTGTAAAAGAAGAAGAGTGGATGGATGTAGGCTCATGGGTATACAAACACTTTGATGAAGTGTCAGGCATCAGCTTCCTGCCGTTCAGTGAGCATACATATAAGCAAGCACCTTATCAGGATTGCACTGAGGAAGAGTACAAAGAGATGAAAGCACAAATGCCTACATCAATTGATTGGTCTGCATTGCGAGAGTTTGAGAAGGAAGACACTACATCAGGTGGGCGTGAGTTAGCCTGCACTGCAGGGGTATGTGAAGTGGTTGACTTGACTGCTGCATAATGATAGAGTGTAGTGGATTAGACTTGTTATGGTGGCAGTGGTGGATACTTGTAATGATTACAACAAACACCCTGCTTAATTTAGTAGTGTTCTTTAAACACAGATTTAGAAAGGAAAAAACGTGAGTATAAAAAATGTTATGATAAACGCAACCCGTTCTTATTTACTAGGCGGTGTAAATAAACATCTTGCTAATATAGAGGTGTATATGAATCAAACTGTAGGCATTGGAGAACACTCTGATGTTATAGAAACTATAGACTTAGAACTTGACAAAGCTGCTTCTTATCATGATAAGTTAGAGATACTAACAAAGTATTTTCCACTTGAACAGACAGAGGAGAAAACAGATGACAATGAAACCTAATACAGAAGACCGTAAGAAGTTTGACCTTGACCTACAGTATGGTGAGGTACGTGAACAAATGGTAGCTGACATGCTACAGAACAAAAAGATAGAGGTTAAATCAGAACGAGATGTATGGCAGCGAACTGGAAACATTGCTATTGAGTATGAGTGCTACGGCAAGCCTAGTGGTATCAATGCCACTGAATCAGATTATTGGTTTCATAACTTGTGTATTGGTGAAGATACCTTTGCCACATTGGTTTTTGATACAAAGAGTCTAAAGCGTATTATCGACAAGTTAGACTATAAGAAGTCAGTGTCTGGTGGAGATAACAATGCATCACGTATGTATCTGCTTAATCTGCAGAAGCTATTTTCCTCTGATGTAATAAAGGCATTTAAGGATGAAACAGATGGACTTAGAAACGCAAGCTAAACAATGGATGAAGGAGAAGTACAAAGACATGGAGATGAATGAATATCAACGTAAGTCTATTGAGTTTGCCATCTATCCAGCCACGCACAGGATACTTTATCCTGCGCTTGGTTTGGCTGGTGAAGCAGGTGAGGTTGCTAACAAGGTAAAGAAGTTTATCAGGGATGGTGCTGACAAGGAAGCATTTGAAGTAAAGAAACTTGAGATAGCAGCGGAGATTGGTGATGTTCTATGGTACTGCGCTAATCTGGCAAATGACTTGGGTATCAATCTTTCTGATATTGCTAGTGAGAATTACTCTAAATTGTCAGGACGAAGTAAGCGAGGCACACTTGGGGGTGATGGAGATAATAGGTAGGATACTTATGTATCTTATATTAGGTGTCATAACTATGTGGCTAGGCTATGTATTTAGCATGGCTGTTATTAACACTGTATGCGAGTGCATACGTACAGGACCGGGAGATGTATGGATATGGTTGAACTCGGATTAATATGGATAGGATATCTACTGTTCCTATACTACGTGGATAAAAACTTGGGGGCTTAACGGCCCCCCTGCTTTCTTAGTAATACTTTACCAATTTTATGTAGTGACTCTAGGTCTTCAAAGTCATTGATGTTTGCTACATCAGGCTCTTTATTCTTTTGCAGTACAAACTGTGATATAGCCTGTGTGCGTATGTCGGGTGGTAATCTTCTAAACTTTATCAATGCTGATGTGTAAGCAGGTGCTTTAGCAGACAGCTTCTTTTGTTCTGTTATGTCACGCTTTATCTTACCTATCTGTTTAGTAATTAGAGGCTTGACATTCTGCAACACAAACTCTTCTTCTGTATACTTTTTCTTCACAGCATCTCTGGCAAACTTGTATTGTATACGCAATTGTTTTTCTCGTGTACGTGCTACAGATACAATTTCAGGTATGACCTCTCGTAATGTTTGATTCTCAAACCTACGAATGCTAGGCACACGAGAGTTACTTCCCAACATAAACTCAGACAGACCTAGCTTTTTGATGTATTCACCTTCTGCTGAGTCAGCCTCACTGAAGGACAGACCGCCAATTACACGAGCAAATGGATACACACGTTCTGCATCCTCTTTGAACAAGAACTCACGTGGTGGTAACTTAGCTTCTTCTTCAGGAGAGATTGTAAAACCACGTTGTTTAAATGGTCTGTTTATCTCGTGCTTAAATGTACTCCACGCATTAAGTGTTGGGTCATCGGCAACATCTTTATACTCTAACCCTCTTCCCCCTGTAGCACGTTGTGTCTCTATAACCTGTGCAAAAGGCACAGCCCAAGAAGATAAATAATTTCCTATTGCCCTACCAAAACCTTTAGCTGCTCTTTCAGATGCGGTAATATCACTACCCGCAACAATATCTAATATCTCACGACTAATGCCAGCACCTACACCTGTTCGTATATTTGTACCTAAGAAAGTTTCGTTAAACTCTTTACTATCAAAAAACTCATCAAATGTGCCCTCTTGTAAACGCTTGGTTGCTTCACCTATATATAAAAACTGTCTCATAGGATATTGTGTGGTTGTATCAATAACATTACCATCATCAGCAGTCATAAACTTATAATCTGCAGGAGCATCAGGCATCATTCTATACTGATAAGCAGCACCAAATATACCTATTGATAGTAAGTCATCACCTATCTGTTCCTGATTAGACGCATCGTCATCCAATGCAGCACCTATTGCTGCTGGCAATAGTGGTGCAGATGCACCCATGCCTACAAGGTTACGAGATATACGCTGTCTATCTTTCATAGACAACTTGCCTTTGCCTACACGTCCTAGCGTTACTATATTTGTTAACTTACGTGCTAAAGGAATAGATGCTCCACCCATATACTGACCCATTAGTTCCAAGCTATTAAACATAAAGCGAGGAAAAGGTAGTACAGTGGTCAGACCATTACGGACAATAAACTGTGACCAGTTTCTAAATATTAAAACGTCAGGTTGTTTTGCATAGGTAATATCTAAGGCTTTTTGTGTAGCTTCTTCTACTATGTTTATAAATGACCTTGCACCTTCTGGACGCACAGAACTTGCATCGTTCATAAAGTCACGAATCTTACCGTTGTTTAATGCCTCAATAAAATCTACCTTGTACTCACGCCTAACCAATCGTTCTAATTCACCGAAGAAAGCACCCCGTCTTATCAGATGTTCCTGCCAACGGTTTGGCCCATTAAGAAACATAACCCCATCTTCTGCTGTAGACAACACTGGGTCTAGTACATATTTACCAAACGCTGTTTTAGCTTCACCTCTACCTGTCAGCCTTTGAATTTCATTAATGTTGTTAAATAATAAGTCTGCCTGTTTTGCAATTTCAGGTTGCTGTAAGATAAAATCTACATACTCTCGTGTAGCTGTAGCGTACTCAGGTCCAAACATATATCTTAATGACCTAAAGCTATCTTTAAACCCGGCAGACAGAGGGTTAAGCTGCTTACCTGCGGCAAGTATACCTTCGTTAGATAGACTCCACAGGGCATTGTCCATTACGTTACCAATACCTTCTAGTGGCGCACGTATACCTGCAGATGTTAAGTTACGTGCAGCAGTAGCAAGCTGTGAAACCATGCCCCCTCTACGTATATTTTCTATACGCATTACAGTTTTACGGATAGCACCTTGAGCCTGTGCAGTAGCTGCTTCTTTTGCAGCATCTAATTCATTACCCGGTCTTGCACGTTTAATCTGCGATAGCTTGTTTAACACTTTACCTGCGGTAGAACCTGAACCTACAATAGCAAGAACATAATCCTCATATGACACACCATATTTGTTTAACATGTCAAGCAGTTCATCGCCAGCCAGTAAGTCTTTGTTAACTGTCAAGTCAAACAGATGGTCAATTATAGTATACTCTTTGCCTTTACGTGGACCATATTCCCATACTCTCGGTTTAAACGCATCAGGGTTGGCTTTCTTTAGGTCAGCAGCAGCAGCTACAATACCGTCAAACTTAGCTGGGTCTACAATGCCCACTACTAGAGAGTCTTTGCCTGTTGCAAGAGCAGCCAAATCATTTACAGTAACATCAGCACCACCTGTCATGCCCTTTCTTTCAGCCGACAGTATATCCTCTGTTTTCTTTTGGCCTACAGCACGTGCTTTGTCTGGGTCTATGCGTAGTCTACCTGCGTCATCTGTTAATGAGATAATCTCACCTGTCTCATCTTCAAAGGCACGTATCATATCTTCTGCAATATCACGATTACCTTCAGCTACACGTGCAGCCTCTGCTGCCCTCTCTGTCTCCTCAATGGCAGTCATATTACGTGCTTTATTGACGTTTAGCTTTCTATTCCATTTCTTGTCAGCTTTAATCTGTGCTTTGATATCACGTGCATCACGGTCAGCCATTTCTTTGGCAACTGCAGCATCAAGGTTTTCTCGTGCAGCTTTGACTTTCTTACCTGCAATTGCTTTGTCTTTTTTAGTGGTAGCTTTTTTCTGTACCTCAATAGCTTTATTTAACTGTTCAGTAGCTTTAATGCTTTCTTTTTGTGCCTTTGTAGCACCAGCTAAAGGTCTTGCAATTATACCCATAGCAGGTATTGTATCTACAAATGTAAGAAAGTTAAATGCCTCATCTCCTGCACTCTCAGCAAATTGTTCAGGAGTTTGTTTTGCACCTACTAAAGCTACATTCATAGCATCGTATACGTCTGGCATATTATCTTGCATGGTTTCTGCAATTGCTTGCATAGCATCTTTAAATCCACCAGCAGTAACATCTAAGCCTGTACCTACGGAGTTAAGAATATTAAATCCTGATGCACCTGTATAGTCAAAAAACTTACGTAAGTAAGGTGACTCCTCTGGGTCTATGCTTGGTATAAGAACTTGCTCAATAAAATCATCTTCAGCCATGCCCTTTTCTTCAGCAGCTTCTAAGATAGTTTTGCGAGATTCTTCTCTCTCAAACTTACTACGCTCAAGACGAGACATTTGCGTGAGCATATTGCTACGCTCCGCATCCATTCTTTTTCCAATATCATTAAAGATTATTTGACGAGTAGGTGGGGTAGGTATAAGGCCACCGTCCTTTTGAACTTTGTAACCCGGATTATCTGGGTCATCTATAATACCTAGTTCAACAGCACGTGGCACATCAGTAAGCTGACCATCCTCATCAAACAGGTCAGCATACTCACTTTGATAATAGAACTGCAACTCTTCTTGCGTCAGTTCAGGTTCTTCTTCTACTTCAGGTACAGCTTCAGGTATATCTGTTATAGCTTGTACTTCAACTTCTGCCCTATCTATAACAGGAGCAGAGTCAAGAATAGACATAAAATCTTTTTTATCCTCATCGTCCTGCATAGGAGATGTAGGCATAGCGGGTGAAGGTGGAGAAGAAACAGGCACACCTTCTAGTATGTCCATAAAATCTTTTTGCATTAGAAATCAAACGTACCGGGAAGAGGTTTATTTCCTGTCCATACGACCATTTTAATATTACCATTAGCATCTTCATACTGAATAACTGTTCCGGGCTTATATATACCCTGTTTCATCTTATCATTTACTGTACGTGCATCAGGTTCTATAGCAAACTTTTCTAGTGATTGTGCAACTTGTGCATTACTTGCACCGGGCATTTCACGTTGCCTTTCCATAAAATCAAATTTCATATTAGCTATATACCCGTTTACCTGCCCCTGTACTCTTCCTTTTTCTGCTATTAAGAGCCTATCTAACAGTGGGTCAATAAATGCATCTGCACCTTCACCTGTTGTATAGGTTGCTCTAATATCTTCCTGTGCATTAAACAATGCTTCAAAGGTTTGTGCTTCAGTTCCCTCTAATGCATTACGAATATTATTCTCAAGGTCTACCTCATAGTATGGTTCAGTAGCCCTGTCGTATACCTTCTTTATCAGGTTCTGTGGCTTTAACGGGTCTTTAAATACAGACTCTACTGTATCTCTACCATCTTTTTTTGCTTGCATTCGTTTAATTTTTGTTTCCAGATTAATCAGATTAGCCAATTCTGTTTCCAGCTTAGTTCTGTCTTCTGGTGTTTCCGCAGCTTCTATTTGCTGTTGAAGTCTAGTATACCCTTCATCAAAGCTAGTAAATCTATCTTCCATTTGCTTGGCAAATGTCATTGCCTTATGACCCGCTTCATAATTTATTGTCCCTTTAGGAATAGTAACATCATCAGTTACTCTTGTAGTAAGGTCATCTGAAATAAGACTTTTATATTCAGGAAAGTCATCTTGCCCACGTAAATTAGAACCAAACAAAGCCTTCATCATACCTGTGCTACCCCTCATATACTCTGGTAAAGTAGGTTTAGCTTCAGGTTCAATCATATAACCATATCTATTTAAAAGGAACTCTCTATCTACAGTAAGACTTTCTGGGTTTTGAGATTCAGCCACGGTAAAGTATTTGTTAAGGTCAATGCCTCTTTCAGATTGCTCTCTAAAATCTTTTAAAGCACTTGTGAGTGCGCTGTATGTGCCACCTTTATTTTCAATGGCAGATAATGCTCTTCTGTCATCGCCTAACAACTCTTTAAGTTCGGCATACTCTTCTAACAACTTATCATCAATTTCTTTTTTCTTCTTTTTCTTTGCTAACTCTGCTTTTTGAGTTTGCTCATAGCGAGATGCTAGATAAGTATCAGCTTTAGACATCCTATCCATATTGCGCTGGATATCCATCTGCAGCATTCTGTCAACACTACTAGCTAAACCTGTAACAAAACCCGTTCCAAAACCCATTACTGTCTCCGTGACATTAAACCTGTGATAGCCTCTTCAGCTACCTCTTTTACATTTTCTTCTGCTTCTGGTTTATTTTCTGCTGTACTAAGTTCTAACTTCTGAATTATCTTAGCCATTTTTGCATCAGATATCTTATCTTCTTTGTTGCTCTTAGCTTGAATATCATACTCAACGCCAGCACTTTCTGCTAGAAATACCATCATCTCAATTAATACAGGTGATACTAATGTACCTACATCTACTGTGTGTAATCCATCCATTACACTAGCAAGCTGCATTGTGTTTGCTATATCTGCTAATGGAACACCCATTTCAATAATGTCAATAAGCTGGTCAATAAAATCATCACTTGACATAGCTTCCATATAATATTGAATAGCCTCATCTACAGAAGGAAACTGAGGTGGTGTTTGCCAAGGTCTACCGCCCAACTCATGTGTTAGCGACATGCCGGGAATAGGTGCATCAAAGGAGGGTTCCATATTAAGCATTTTTATCAGCCTTATATTTACGTATAGCCATCATATGTTCCATTACACGAGTGATAGGCTGGTTAATATCTTCATCCATACCTAATTTAACTTTATCTTCTCTTGGACTAAGCAATCCACCAGATTTAGTCTCACTCTTTTGTGACCTAGACTTGTTAGCAATCTGTGCATTAAGCCTATTATATGTTGGTATAGCAGGATTATACTGTCTGGACATTGTGTTTCTTTCTTTTACCTTCTATAATAAAATCCATAAACTGTTTGGTAATCCACTTGAGAGGCGGTACATATCTTATTACGCAAGCGTATTGTTTACCATAACGCATGTACAGCTTTTCAAACCATTTAGGTGCATCAAACTTTAACCACGTTCTAAACACAAACCATTGTGCATTGTCTTTTCCATACACTTCACGTGCTACCCAACAGAAACCACTCATAATAAATGCACTACCTAATGTACCAATCAAACTACCTATGGCATTACCTGCTGCAGTTTTTCCTTGCTCACCTGCAATTGTGCTACGTGTCTTTGCATCTAATTCTGCAATTGCCAAAGCATTAATTCTATCTAAGCTGGCTTCAGCAGATGTCCATGCCCATTCCATAGTATCAGCATAATAATTCCACAGATTATCGTAAGCAGTTTTACTGATATCTAATACAGCCGCAGCGTTTAATTCATTAGCACGATTAACTGCAGCAGTATCAGCAGTGGCAATTTCTCTGCGCCACTGTGCATTGCTCTGTGCAATTACAAGTTGGTTCTGTGCATTAAACTGGTCACGTTGATTATTTAATTCTGCATTAAAACGCTCTACAGTATTAACCTGACCCGCATTAAACTGTGCCTGTGCATTAGCCTGTGCAGCATTAAACTGTGAAGTTTGAGATGCGAGGCCAGCAAAGAACTGGTCAACTTGATTTTGTGAAGATGCATTAAATTGACGTGCGGCATTTTCTGCAGATTGGTCATTGAACAGTGCTTGTATTCTCTGCTGCGCCTTAAACAAATCTGTCTGCTGTCTATTAGACAAGTTTGCTAAGTCTCTCTGCATAAAGTTCTGTGCATTTTGAACAGCAGCTTGCTGTCTATTATTTAAATTAGCTACATCTAACTGCGACAAAGCAGCAGCTTCTGCCATTACAAGAGCCTGTTGGTTAGACAGGTTTTGCAAATTCATTGTATTAGCAATGCGTGAGTTTTCCAAAGCTATCTGTTGTTCAGCAGTAAAGTTCTGATTAGCTACATCACTAACTTTAGCTGCGTTCATAACCTTTGCTTGAAACGCTTGGTCAAATTCCTGACCTAAAAACTTAGCACGTTGCTCTGCAGCAAGCATTGCTGACTGTTGACGATTAGATAGATTTTGTGCTTCAAATCTAGCAACTGTAGTTGCATCAGCCTGTGCAATAGGCAGTGCGCTTTCCATAGCTGCCTGTACAATAGCCTGACCTGCAAGAGAAGATGAACCCAAGCCACGTGCAGCCATAGCTGACATAGCATTACGCATAGCACCTGCAGCCCAAGGAGGTGTAGCACCATCATCAAAGTCTTGCATTAGGTCTTCTAGCTGACCTTGCACCATAGCTTTCTTGCTAGGGTCTGCTTGTGCAGCAGCAGCTTCTGTCTGTGCAGTAACCTTCGCAGCTTTAGCAGCATCTACACCTGTGCCACTAATTAGTTCACCATCTTGTATTTCACGCTGCACTGGATTATCCATTAGGATACCAGAACCCTGTGCTGCTTCTAAGTTACCTACAGAAGATACTGTTTGTTGAGATGCAACTACCTGAGAGCGAGGGTCATCAGGAGTTGTTTGTGCAGCTTGCACACTATCTACTGCTGCATTTACATCATCAGCAGATTTTTGTGCAGATATTGTTTGAGGGTCAAACTGTTCAGGTGATACAGCTTCTTGTCTACCTGCTAATGCTGTACCTACACCAACAGTGCCTGTAAGTTTACCTGTGTCTGCACTAAGCTGTTGCTCTTCTGTAAGAGGTGTAGCAGCAGCTTCAGTTTTACCCCCTGTAGGAAGAGCAGGGTTAGTAGCTTGACCTACGGTAAAATCAGCTATGGTTGTACCCTCGTCTTTAGGTCTTCCGTTAACGGGTGTAGTTCCACCTGTCTGCATCCTAACTACACCACCACGTGCCATCTGCATAGCTTGTTGTTGATACTGCTGCATCTGCTGCTGTCGCATAGGGTCTTGAGCAACAAACTGGTTAAACCCGTCCATGCTCCCTTGATAGCCCATAGAACGTGCTATCTTTTCCATGCCACTTGGCTTGAATGCTTTAAACTGCATCATAGTTTATTTCCTTTTATAACTCATCAGGCCAATCATTTATTGGTGCGTTACCTGTAGGTTTACCATCACTATCAACAGGCGTATCAAACAAAGCCATAAATGCTGCATGGTCAGCCGCATTTGTTATGGCTGTTTCTATCTGTCCAGATTTGGTGCGAACTGCCGCCCTAAATGTTGTAACGTCTGACGGTATTGTTGTGGTGCTGTCCTCTGTTTTTCTTGTGACATACCAATCTGTTGCAGATAATTTATCATTTGCAGTCTGCTTTGTTTGCTCAATATAAATTGTTTTCAATCCCTTTGTGACTAATTGTTTACCTGTCATGGGGTCAATAATTGCTTTGTCATCATCATCAACTGCCTTAACATCAGTAAGTGACTTTGGTATAAGAGTTCCGTCAGCTTGTCTACCCCAATAAAAACGATTATCATAATATGCTTCAGATGCAGGTGGGTCTTCCCATGTTAGCCCTGCTGCTTTTTTGTCAGTATCAGACCAAATGTTCCAGTTATAAGGATGCTTTGTGCCAGCATCATCTGTCCAACCACGTCCTTCTTTAATTATTTTATTGCCATATTTCCACGGCATGGTTATCTCCTATCGAGCATTAGCATATTTAAAGGGTTGTTCTGCAAAAGCAAGGTAAGCGTAAGCACCGCCTGATGCGTTCCAAGGAACTGCGTTATTTCTAATTTTAAATCCATTACTTAAAAAATCAACATTATAAACAGCATTTGGTCCAAACTCGTTATAAGTTTCATTTGGAGTTATTGTTAAATCAACAGGATTATCTGTATTAGATTTGTTATTTTGTAACACCCAATCGTTAAGTGCGTTCGTTCTTTTTAACAAAAGATATGCAACACGAAATCCTGTGTAAACAAATGTGCCGTCAGGTTGTCCATTGCCTATGTATGAACCGATTTTACTGTAGCCATCAACACTGTGAAAACAGTATGCTATCATTGTTCCTGAACTGCTTGGGCTTCCTGCTGAACTAACAGAGAACACTGAATTGGTTGGTGCAGTTGCATTCCACGGGTCTGATGAAGAAGTAACTGCTGCCGCATTGCCATTTAATGTTATATAAGCTGACGCTCCTAAAGCAGAGTGATAAATATACCAGTCTGTAGAATTAGCATCTCTTTGCTTTGCAAGAATCCATTCTGGGGCTTGCGATAAACCATGCCCCACTGTAGCTGCAGAACCTGTGCCTGTGTAGCTAATTATACTAAATCCTGACTTAGTATTTTCAGAAACGTTTGATTGTATTGACCCACTAAAATTACTAGAACCAAAGGTGCTATTAGTGTTTATCTGACCACCCATACCACTGTGATAATGACAAAAATAATATAAAGTAGGTGCAGACGCTGCTACAGTAATTATTAGTTTGCGACTTGTAGCAGAACTAAATCCTGATACAAAAGCAGATTCCGTTACGTCAGAACCATCTAACTGATAAGTTACACCCGTGTTATATGTTGAACCACCACTATGACTTCCATTTGCTGTTTCAGATAGTTTCATGGGGTGTGAACTCATTGAACTATCTGATTGGTCAAACGTATAGGTTCCACCTTCTTGTAAATCTAAAGTTACTGCGCTTGTACCAAAATCATCAAATCTATATTTATTTCCACTATCTGAAACTACTTTTACTGTATAGGTTTTACTTGGAGTAGAACTGCCAGCTAGCCAGTTGTATGCAATATAAGTTTGTGAAGTTGTGTTCATTGAATAATCATTACTAGAAACTGGAACGTCAATAGTATTATTCGTATTAAAATTAAATGCGCTAAAAGCATACTCATCTACTTGTTGATTGGAGTTCATAAAGAAATCACCAATAACCCGATTGCCTAAACTGTGATGACCAGTGTTACTGCTTCTACTTTTTATCCAAACAAAACCCGGATTAAATTGTAATATATGAGGAGAAGTAGAGCCAATAGTTTGGTTAGAATTGCCATCTCCAGTGTATAACAACGTATTAAAAAAATCTTCTGACTCTTCATCTTCATTAGGGTCAATACCGGGGTCAGAAAGGTTGGCTGCACAAAGGGCTAAGAAGCCAGACGGTGGGCTGTAAAAAAAGTTTCCCACACCATTCGCATCTGATGCGTTTGCTGACCCACTTGTTTTATTATTAGCAAAAGAACTATCTTGACCAAAATTAACTACATTTATATTAGATGTTTGGTAACCTGAGTTGGCTGGCATCCAATCGTGCGTGTTAATGCTAGACACTGTATAAATTAAACTATTATTTTTATAGAACTTTAGTTCACCTGCATCAGCATCAAACGAACATCCAATTATATCACCCGTTGTATAACTTGTTTGAGATGTTGCTAATGTTGCACCAGAGGCTGTGCCATCACCAGATGCTCCATATATAATTGTTGATTGATAACCAAAACCAAACACATTTCCATTAGCGTCATACCCAACGTAGGCTGATGTATTTGCATTAGTGCCTCTGGTTATTCCTACGTTTGAAATATTTTGTGCTTGTATTAATGTTTCCCAATACCACTTTCCAGAGCGCATAGCAAAAGTACCATTTGCTAAAGCATAGCCACTGTCTGCTGTAAACTTTAGGTTGCCCTCTGCAAAAGTTTGAGTAGTGCCACTGTTTGTAAAAAGTGGATTAAGTGTACACCAATTATTCGTAGGGCTGTCTGGTACTTGGTCAGTTGTTTTCCAACCGCTGGTAGCGGTTAAGTCATGCCCTTCTCCACTAGTGTCATCACCAAGCGCAGAACTATCTTGAAACTTTAATCTAAAACCATTGTTTCCAAATGTTAGGCCAGAGGTATCTTTGGGTATCCAAATGCCAGCTTTAGTTTCAGCAAACTCTGTTGGGGCTAGAACGCTACCATCAATAAAATGAACCTCTGCCATATAGCCATCAAATGGATTCGATGTGCTATTATTTGATGCGCCAACTTGAATAATCGTTCCACTTTGGTTTGCATATCCCGGTCTATTTGACGGCAATGTTCCTGTAACCGTTTCTTCATCACCGTTGATATACATTCTAATTCTGCTTGCGGCTGTTCCATTAGCAGAGTCAAAATTTAAAACAACATGATACCATGCTGATGGGTCACGCAAAACACTGTTTCCATACAAAGCATAAAATGTGCTTACACCATCTGAGTCATAAAAACCTAGTTTGTGGTCACTTCGCAAGTAAAACGGAAACTGTCCTGTAGAATTATCATAACCACCAACAATCATTCTTGATGCGGCTGATATATTCCCCAACTTAATCCAAGCAGATATAGTATATTTTTTCTCTAAAGTTGGAGAGACTTGTGTCTTGTGCAGATAATTAGCATCCCCATCCTCAAACCGCAATGATTGGTCTATGGTATGTGGATAAAATATTTTAGGTTTAAACCACTGTGAAGAGCCTAATGGACCTGACATTTATTTTTCCTATGAGAAAGCAAGCTGTGGTTGGCCCAACAATATAGAGTTATCTGCTTTTATAATATAAGGAACTAAATCAACTGCACTATTTGCAGAAGAAAGAGTTATAGAACCACCGCCACCCGGTACTTCATAATCACTAGCAACAGAAAGAGTTCCTGCTGAACTAGAACTTGGTTGAGTAAACAGTATAAAACCAGATTGACCTATGTTACCTGCTTCTGTGGTTGGATTAGCTAAAGTATTTGACCCCGAAGACAATGTTACAAAAAAGTTTTGAAAGGTATCAAAGTCTAAAGTAAGACCACTAGAGGTATTAGTATTACCCTGTAAACCTGTGTTATATGTAACTGCCCCGTTGTATACAATAGTTCCTGTATATGTACCACCTGTAGCTGGCACAGTATCAGCTACACTAAATATATCGTACACTACAACTTCAACTACATCACTTGCAGATAGAGCAGATAAACCAGCGATTGTGTTAGCAGTGTTTGTGTTGTAGTCTGTACCAGCAACAAGTGTAACACCATTAAGCGTAACATCTACGTATAAGCCATCTGTAAATGCAAGTGTTAAACCATTATCATCTACTCCAGACAAAGTTGTTTCGCTACCAGATGCAGTATAATAATAGCGTTGTCTAACACCAAACTGTGGGGATTTACCTATATACGGCATTTATGACCACTCCTCTTTAGGCGCAGTGGGCCATGTTTCTGATTGTGTATCAGATACGCTAGCATTATCTCTTCGCCTTATAGCACGCAAAGAGGCTCTATAAGCTGCAAACGCAGAAACACAATCAGCAGTTAAACCTGAATTTGGTGATTGTGTCCAATCAGTTGAAGCAAGAAGATTTTGAGATACAATTTGACTATTCATAACTAAACACCTTTAACGCCAAAGATAGATATAGTTCCAAAAGCAGCAGCTTGTGTTGCTGAAAATGAAACATCTGTCCCAAGGCTATCCCCTTGGATTATGCCAAAAAGAATATCTGTTGATGTTCCTGATAAATCACCGAATTCATCCACAGAAAGAAAATCTTCTTGCCAAATGCCATCAACATCAGTTGACAAGTATTGGTTCATCACTAAGTTTCCTGTTATTTGATTAGCTAAAGTTGTAGATTGAGTATTGTGAATCCTCGCAGTCCCTGTAAAGGTTCCACTCCCTGTTGCAGCTATAGTTCCACCAAATTGATGCACCCCATCAGTACTTGTGTGATATGATTTGCCATCAGTGGTTGCACCCGCTTGATTGAAACTTGACATTCCCACAACATTATTTGTCAAACGAGTATTAGCATTTGAAAAACTTGCAAAAATATGTCTAGCCGCACTATCTCCATTTCTTATAATATCAAACTCAACTTGGTAAATATCGTAAGAAGAGGAAAAACAATTTGTGAAATCAAAAGCTGTAGTGGATGCACTACCTTGTGCCACAGTTTTCTTTTCTATTAAAACCAGCCCACCGCTTGGAGTTGCGTTAGCTACAGTTTGACCTCCAGCTACATCTGCTAAATCTCTTGCTCTGCTCATACTGTTCCCCTATGGTTTTTCAGGCCAACTCACATCATCAAGTGATGTTGCTGTTTTTGTAATATCACGCAGAGCTTGCCTATAATCTTTTTGTGCTTGTGTCATAGTGCGGTCAGATAAAGCCCAAACATCTGTAGCCTGTAGTTTTTTATTACGTTCAGTTCGCAAATAATTTAATTTTTCTTCAGCAGTAAGTGTTGGCTGAGTATACTCTATTCGCTCTACTTCACCTGTAATTGCATTAGTTCTTTTTTCTATAGCCATAAATCACCTACTTGTAATACGTCTTAACTGTACCGCCACTAAATGTTCCAGCACCAACAACCATTCCAATTCTATCTAATGTACCACCTAAAGCGACTCTTCCAGCCCAATGTTCTACAACGTCATAATCACCATCACTATCTCTCACAATCCCATTATATACCCATGTATTAGAATCTATATTCCAAAAATAAAACTGTCCTGACCAAGTAGAACCTGACCCCCAACTTCCCATATCTCCAATTGCAAAAGTCGTATTTTCAACATGACCAACAACATTGTTAGGGTCGTAAATCCAATTTACAGAAGACTTGTATCCGCTTGTTACTAAGCCGCTACTTATTCCTAATCGTATGCCCCAAGCAGACGGGCTAGCACTAGAATGAGTGACACTATCCCAAGCCATATATAATTCAGTGATTGTGCTAGGTATACCAGTAATAGTTTCTGTTGCGGCATCAAGTGTTCCTATAGAGGCAGTTTCAGTCCAACCACTTAATGCGTCAGCACTCATGCTTGTAGCTTTTATTTGAGATAATGCCATTATGACCACTCCTCTGTAGGTGCATCAGGCCACGTTGGATTAGATGGACTAGTCTTGCGTATAGTTCTTATAGAAGCACGATACGTTTTAAATAAGGCTACGCAATTATCTGTTAGACCGCTATCTGGTAGCTGTGTCCAATCCGTTGCTTTTAATATAGCATCAGCAGTAAATTGAGGCTGTTTAGAAGATACAGGATTATAAGAAACAATATTTTTATAGTTTGCCATAGTTTATCCTATTAAATACCCATAAACTTGTGTATGTGCTGGACCTTCATAAATAGTTACGGTGCTACCTGTTACATTTCTAAATGTAAGCTGGTCTCCAGCTGATAAATTTGCAACAAGGTCTAATGTAACATTTCCAATTAAATCTTGTTGAACATATGAAATAATTGAAGAGCCTTGATATAAAGCTATAATCATACTTTGAGATGTGTTATTATTAAAAACATTACCCCCAATATGATACAGACCATCAACAGGAACACCTATTACTCCTGTTGAACTAGTGTATGTAAATCCACGTATACCTGCTATTGAGCCAGAAGTAGCAAACGCAGTGTGTCCTTGAGTTGTGTTGCCAAGAGTATCGCCATTATCATGGTTACTATCACCTGCATTGCCTCCTAATAAAACAAAAAAGGGTATAGCTGGTTTAAATACACGTCCAGTGCTATCAATAGTCAATCCTGTATTACCACCAGACACGACATTAATAGTATCATCAGTGCTTGCTTCAATCTTACTGTCTGCATCAGCATCTAATATTAAGTTGTTACCGTTAATATCTACATCACCACTAAATGTACCAGTTGCAGCCTGAAGAGAAGCTCCAGCAGGATGAGTTGCAGTACCTATAGCCTGCGCCTGAAACACTACATAAAAATCATCAGTAGTTTCTACATCACCTGTCATAGTAAGTGTTGTAGTGCCATCTACAGTATATGCAACACTTGGCTCTTGCCGCACATTATTTACAAATACTTCAATATCATTCGCACTGCCAACTGGATTATTTAGGGTAAACCCTCTTTTTGCAGGACTGCCAGTAACACCCGTTAAATCTTGGTACTCAACAGATGAAAATCTATTTGTTGGGTTAGTACCTATATAAGGCATTAGGTTATCTCCATAATACTCAAAGTAGCATCAATTTTTCCAGCAACATCACAGTCAATTTGTATTTTATCACCAGAACTATTTGCATATTGAAGAACAACTTTATTACCCGCTAGTAATTCTACAGATGCACCTGCTGGAATAGGAATATCTTTTACTAGAAAAACAGTTTCATTTGTTTCTGTATCTGCTGTATTTGATACCAGTTTAACATCAGCAGTTACCTGACTTGTATGTATATTACATAGCATAAGACCTAATACAACACTAGTTGTACTAGATGGAACTGTGTATAAATCTAATGGTGTACCTGCCGAAGTTGGCATAGCTGCATTAGTTTTAACTTTAAAAGTGTTTGCCATTTTTTACTCCAAAGCTGATATAATTATACCAGATTTCTCCTTTTTTGTCAAGCGTTAATTATCCAAGTGCAATTGCTAATGCTGTTGCTGATTCCTCTGCAAATGACCTTGTAGAAACTGTTCCTGATTCATCCGCAAATGTAAAGGTTCTGTCTGCAGTAGGATTGGTTATAGCAAATACTGTTTCATGGTCATCTGCAGAAGAACCTTCAAAAGTTATACCTGTATCTGTTATATTACTTGCTGCACCAACCTGAGTAGCTATATATGCTTTAATAGATTGTTGAGTAGCTAAAGCAGTAGCACTATCTGTTGCCATATTATCTTCATCAAGAATGGCAGTTACTGTTGCACCAGAAGCAAGTGTTAAATTTGTACTTGCTGTAAGATTAGTAAACGTACCAGCAGCAGCACTGTTAGCACCTATTGTTGTACCATCTATCTCACCAGCAGCAATATCTACTTTGCTAATATCAACTTCACCAGTACCATTTGGTGTAAGTGCAATGTTACCATTAGTATCTGTAGATGTAATAGCGTTGCCATTAACATTAATATTATCTACCTGCAGTTCTGTAACAGCACTATTAGTACCTAATGTTACAGCATCAATAGCACCGCTATCAATATCTACTTTGGTAATGTCAACTTCGCCTGTACCATTTGGAGTGATAGCAATATTACCATTTGTATCTGTGCTACTAATTGTATTGCCATCAATAGTAATGTTATCAATGTCAACTTGCGTATCCATAACAATAGTACCGTCAGACTTAATACGCATACGTTCTGTAGCAGCAGCAGATGTATTTGTTTTAAATACAAGGGCAGTAGAATTATTGTCACTAGCAAAGGTAGCTTCAGCTACAGCTTCAATAGCTGCACCATCAAGAATAGCATCTGTGCCACTACCCTCATCAGGAGCATTAAAGGTTATCTTACCTAAGACATTACCACTTTCAACAGACGTATCACCTGTCTGTAAGTTAAGTTCAAAACCTGATGCTGCTTTAGCTTGTACACCTACGTTGTGTTCATGGGTAAGTGTTATTTCTTCATCTACACCTAATTTTATAACACCACCATCTGAAAGCACACTAATGTTACCGCTAATGTTAGCATTTGTACTAACATCAATTTGACCAGTTACGTTTACACCATCTGCATCTGTGTCAAACTTTTTTACATTGTTATGGTAGAGTTCAACAGCACCATTAACATCCATAGCTATAAAAGTTTCAGTGCCTGTGTCGCTACGGAGAGTTACATTATCACCCTGAATAAATAACTCGCCTGTGTTGTTTTCTATAATACTGTCTGTGCCATTATGGTATAGTTCAAGGTCTGTTCCTGTGCCAAGTTGAACTTTTTCATTGTCTCCTAAACTTAAACCATCCATAGCTAGTGAGCCAGTAATGGTAACACCTGTTGCTGTTGTTGCTAGTTTGACAGAATTATCATGGTATAAACTTACAGCACCATCTTCTACAAACTGTGCCATAGTTTCAGAGCCATCATTTTTTCTGATTTCTACTGTGCTACCATCTAATGCTAATATACCAGTGCCTGAATCTCTGACTATACTATTTGATGCATCGTGAAATATTTGTAAATCTGCAGCGTCACCAAAGGTAGCTTTAGCACTATCAGCAAATTCTAATGCGTTGTCACTAGCATCAAACACTACATTGTTAGCTGCGCCTGTAAGAGTAACATCACCAGTGGTAGTTAGATTTACAAGATTAGCTGTGCCAGCTAAGTGAGCATCTTTAAATTTAAGAAGACTTGTGCCAATGTCTAGTGTATTATTAGTCTTTGGTTTTATTTCAGTTGTACTAGCCACAAAGTCTTGAGCAGGTCCAAGCACAGTAACAGGCGCACCTTCACCGGATGTGCCATCATGGGTATGTCCTGAACTACTATTAAAAGCAGCTTCAATGGCATCATACTCGCCATCAAAGTCTGCAGCGTTAATAATGTTACCGTCAGCAATATTATTAGCGGTATCGTTTCTGGTATAACCTGTTCCCATGTTATTTACCTTCTGTCATGTGTCGCATACTCAACTGTCAATGCGTCAATAGAATATGGTGGGTCTGTGCTTGTGGATGTAAATTGAAAAGATACAGTGTTTCCTGAACCTACCACTTGTGTTTCAAATAGTTTAAGTAGCTTGCTTCCAAAACTTGTAGAACCAAATATGCCTACACCAAAAAATCCAACTTGTCCTTGTGTATTAAGAATGCGAATAGCTGGTGGCTGAATAGTACCTGAACTATCAAAGTCTAGTTTTAAACTAACATCAAAGTTTACGCTACCTTGCGGGTCAGAATACAAAAATAATTTATAAAATGTTTTACGTATTCGTGGGTCTTTAATAGGTAAGTGTGGAGTAGCAAATGTAGTTTGAATATTATCTCCATCAAATGAATTACCACTTTCCATTTGATACAAATAGCCATCATCATTTGAAAATAACACCACTTCAACAGTGCCGTTATAATTGCTATCTGCTACGTTTGCACGTATACCTCGTGTTTCAGCCCATGCCATACCCTCACCACCTTGTGGGGCAAATTGTGTAGCTAATACTCCTTGAGCATTTTCTGCAGTAATGTTATTGTTAAAACCTAATATTCTATACTGTGACTTTTCTCTAATTACACAACTTGTAAAACTTGTATTAGCAGCAATAAAAGCTGTCATGTTAGACTGAATATTTTTAGATACGGACGCTAGTCCAAAATCTCCAATCCTATCTGTACCACTTACAAGTCTTAATCCATCAGGTGCAAGGAACATAATATCCCCGGCAATCTCTTGTATGGTATCTGAGTCAATACAACCTATATCTGTTGTAATTGGCTGTAAGCTAAAATCTGCAATAGTAGTGCCTAGTAATTGATGTATACTACGCTCAGTAAATATAATAAGATTTTGCCTAAATACAGCAAGACCTGTAATTGTAGTCCCTACGTTAATTACACCAGAGCCATTAGCTGCTGTAAAGTCTGAATCTGTATAAGGTGCAGTAAAAGTTAAGTTACTGCCTTTTGCAAAAAATAAATGTTTTTTAGCTTCTTCAACAAAAGATGCACCTATAACACCTGTTGGTGCGCTATCAAGAACAGTAAATGTAGCATTGTCATATAATGCTGGTGCGTTAAGACCATCTACTATTGCTATTTTTTCTGTTCCACTAAAGTTATATTTAGCAAACCTTGTCTTGCCAGCAGTTTCTCTACTTACAGAAAGAAATGTAATAACTGCATCATCAGCAGGACTACTAGCTAAATTAGGATTTATGTTTATTGTAGCACCACCAGATGATACAGTTGCATCTGCAGTAACTGTGTAAATTAAATCTACACCAGCAATTTTAAAAGCATCTCCTAATTGAGGTGCGCTATCTAAACCATCAATTGCAAGTGTGCTGCCACTTTGACCAGCACCATTTACAAGAGGTGTGCCATAATCAGGCACATTAATTTTAGTAAATCCAGAACCACCAGATTTAAATATGTCTGCATTTTTACAGACAATAGCACTGTCTTCCCATGCTGCTACACCTATAGTTAAATAATTAGATGATGTGCTTAAAAATGTAACAGCAGCAGCATTAGCTGGACTACTAGCAAGAGAAGTTGTTAATGTTAGTGTTGCTCTATTATTGGTAGCATCAAAGCTAACACCACCAGAAGCTATAGTGTAAGTTCCTGAAACACCTGCTACTTGAAATGTATCACCTGCGACAGGTGTTGTGTGACAGGCAGCTATAATAAGTGTAGTTCCTGTTTGACTAGCACCGTGAACTACTGGCGCACCATAAGGTGGTATAATAGCACTATCAAACTTCGTAAACCCTTCGATTCTTCTATAACCACCTTCTACTGATGGTTCATAGTTTCTTAGTATTCTTGCACTTCCCGGTGCATTTATACCCTGCTGAAGGGGAGATAAGTTTGTTATCAGACCGCCACGAAACTCAACAGGATAGGTTTGCCATGCATCCATCGTGTTAGTCCTTATAAATTAAGACCTGTGTTTGCTCCACCTGTATTACGAGTAATCATATAGGAACGCACATAAGGTGTACGATTAATCAATTGTGAACGCATATGTTTAATACCCTCATCAAATTTTTGTTTCGCTATTGTAGCCGCTTGTGAGTTACTTCTAAACATATATGCGTGGTACATAGCACCATCTATAATAATGTGTCTAAAGCGTTCTGGTATATTTGTTGTATCTGTTGCCCCAGATAAGTCGGTAGGAAAAGTATAATACTCGTATACTACTTCATATGCTTTATTTGGTTCTGGTGATAATATGTATTCTAAGTCAGGTGCTTGTATGACATAAATAGGAACACCTTGATTAGAAGTTGAGTTATACTCTTGCTGTACATACTTATCTAAGTATTCTTCATAAGCTACTTCACTTAATCTAGTAGTAGCATTACCAAGCGTGGTGTTTTCTTTTATTCTAAATGTTTTAAAATTAATAACTTTAGCATCTGTTGGAAATGCGTAACGGCTAGTGTTAGCTACTAATGTAGTTGTTTGTGTTACGTGATTGAAAGGCCAGTTATATTCTGACTGATTTAAATATCTTATGGAAGCGTTTACTGCATCTTTAGCCTGTGAGTAAAACCCTGTTGCAGTTGCAAAATTAGCTGAAGTGAGTTCTACCTCATTCAGCCGTCTGTTTACATCATTTACTAGACCAAGAAAATCGTATGCCATGTTTTTCCCTTAGAGAAAGTGAGGGGCAAGTTGCCCTGCCCCATCACATTATTTATGCAAGTGTGTCACGGTCTACTTCATCAGCAGCCATGTCACCAAGGCCATCAATGTTCATCAACACAGCAAAAATACGAATTTTTCCTGCATTTGGTGCAGTTGATGTCGCTTGAAGTTCTAAGTCAATGGTATCTTCTGCTGTGCAAATAACAGGGTTAGCTGCTGTTGCTGCAGGAGTTAGATATCCAATTCCAGAGGACAAGTTTGTTGCGTTGTCATCAATGTCAATGCCAGAAACATATCCAGTTACATCTGTACCACCGATTTGGTCTCCACTACCAGTGAAGCCAAGGTTTACAGTATTTCCATCTGCTGCCGTTTGAACAGCTTCAATCATTTCAGCACCTGCTGTCAACACCATAGTATTGGCTGGTACAGAAATTGCTTCAACAATATCACCTGCTGAAAGGCTGTTAATTGCAGAGTTGGAAAAATCCAGAGTAGTTTCAACCATGTAAGGCTGACGACCACGTGCGCCTGCTCCACGTACAGAGGTTTTAAGTGTACTAACTGTAGCCATTTTAACCCTCCCTTATGCCAAGCAGTAAGCAGCAGTTACGATTGCTTCAGGACGAAGAATCTTTCTGCCATAAAGATGCATACCACGAACGATGTCAGCAAAGCTGTCAGGGTCACGGTAAGTTTCAGTCTTGTTAATCTGCTCTGCAGTTGCGACAGCAGATGAATGACCAGCCACGATAATGCCCATGTTTGACGCATTAACACCGCCTGTAGTTGCAGGGCCAGTACCCAGCGAAGGCAAGTTGTTAGATGTGTAAACTTGGAAACCGTGAAGGTTATTTACAACAAGACCATTCTGAAGACCAGAACCACCAAAGTCAGAATTCAGAAGACGTGAATCTTCATCCTTCAATACTTCAATGAAAACCGGGTCAAGAACTAGCCAGCGTCCTTGGGTATCAACATTCTGTTGGTCCATCAGACGTGACATACGTGCAATGATTTGCAGCGGAAATGCGTTACCAGCAGTGCTAGACTTAGCAGCCGTTGCGCCACCTGCACGTGGCTCGATACCAATACAGTTGTTTGCAGAACCTGCAGAACCTGATGCATTAGTAAAGTCAGATGCGTCCAAAGACATAGACGCAAGCAATTCAGCACCTACGAGGTTTGCACCATCAGAGGCTGTTGAAACAGCTTTAGCACCGTTAACAGTTGTGTTAACAGTATTAGCTTTTCCATGAATAGCTGACTGTTTAAAGCCTGACAAATAGCCAAGAACATCTTGGTCATACTGGTCAGCAAGGCGATATGCAGCACGGTCACTTGCCAAAGATTGGAAGTTAACGTGGCTGTGCGCCTCTTCAATATCATCAACCTTAAATGCAAAGTAGTTAGCTTTGTCAATTGTTAGGCTGAACTCTTCATCGTCAAGGTCTTGAGGAGTGATAGTAGTACCACGCTCATATGCCTTAACTGTTATTTCGGGTTCCTTAATAATCTTAACGGAATCACCCATTTGAGCAATTTCACCAAAGTAGTCATTATTGGTGATTGCCTCAGCAACAGCAGCCTTGCGGAAAGCAAGTTGCACCTGTTTGCTGTAAATAATAGGCGAAAAATTACCGTTAGGAAGATTACCATAACCCGCAGCTTTTGCGAATGCCATGTTTCTTCTCCTAAAGTTTTAGCATTTTTCTACAGATGCAAACTCACGAGACTAATCAGAGGCTAATTCACTTGGGTGTGTATTCTAGTAAGGTGGCCGCCCTACTATTCAACAGGCCAAATTCGTCAGGTAATCCGTAAGCTGTGTTTGTTTGCTATTATGTGTGGACATATTGCGCTATACATCCACACTTGGTCACATATAGTTATACTGAAAAATAACTATTTGTCAACACTTTTTTATCTGGCAGAACCAGAAATATCATAGATAAACTTTCCTACTCTAATAGCTTCCATGATTTCATCAGAGCGTTTCTCGTACTCAACGGCTGACATTGCCTGAACTTGAGACTCTGTTAGATAAGTGGAAGATTCGTCTGCTTGAGGTGCGCTTCTATTGCCTTTAGTTGACACCGCTTCAGCAGCACCTTTATCTTTCTTAGACTTCTTCTCACTTTTTATTCCTTTATCTGCTTTATACAGGTCAATAGCCCGTGCTGCTGACCGTGCATCATTATCATTTTCATACAACGCATCCTGTACCCATTTAGGCTGCTCATCAGCCCAATCGTGAAAATCATCACTATCACGAATATCTCCAAAGTCAGGATGTAATCTCATTAACTCAGCTTCAGCTTTTTCTTTTGTAGCTGACTGTTGCATTTCGTCAATTGCTTTTACTCTGTCTTCAAGCAGTTTTGATTGCTCTGCTGCTTTTTTCATAGCAATTGTTTCTACAATCTTTGCTACATCAGGATATTCTGATGCCCACTCTTCGATGTCTTCATCTGACTTAGGCAGCTTCATTTCCTTTTGTGCTGCAACAGAAAGCTGACGCTTTAAATCATCAATCTCTTTCTTTAACTCTTCAGCTTGTTTTTGCTGATGCCTACGTAAATCAGAGTAACGCTTTTTAAATGTTTTCTCTTCTGCATTTGTAGGTTCAGCTTCTTGTTCTACAGGTTCTTCTGTTTCACCTGTATTTTCTTTTATAAGCTGCTCTAGTTCTTCTTCTTCACGTTTACGTTTTTCTTCGTTTGTATATTTACGATTTGCAAATGCAACTTTCTTTTCTGGTTGCATCTCTTCTGCTATAATAGCTGCTTCAGCCATTTCTTTTCTCCTTATGGGGCTAACCGTAGCCAGTGTTGGGGGGTTAGGTAGCCATTGATATGTGAATTATTTTTTAGAAGCTAATCCACTTTGCTTCATCTGTTTATGCAAAGATACTTTATCTTTTGTAAACAAACCACCTTTTGCACCAATGCCATATCCAGTGCTTGTTGTAAAGTCATCTGGACCTATTGTACCTACTTCTTCCGCATAACTTTCTGCTGTATATTGGTCTCCAGATTCATCACTTCCTATTTGTGCAAAATAAGCATTTTGTACTGCTTCTACTGCTGCTCTTTCTGCAGCTGCTTGTTCCTCTGCTGCTCGTTGTGCTTCTGCTGCTGTTTTTGCCTTTTCTGCTCTTTTTCTAGCTGCCTCTAATTCAGCTTGTCTTTTTGCAACACTATCCCTAGCTTTCTGTATGTTTTCTGCCTTTTCAGCAGCCTTTTGAGCAGCTTCTAACTCTTCTTTTTCTACAGCTTTATTTGTAGCAGCAGGAATATCTACAGCAGTTAACTGTGCCACACTTTGACCTTTGTATTCTATTCCAAATTTTTTAGCTAAATTTTCAGCCATTCTATTATCTACATCTTTATTATAATCTTTTTTAGCATCTAAACCTGCTTGCACTGTAAATATGTCTGAAAGCATTTTTTCTCTATCAGCACCAAATTTATCTGCAATAATTTCTTGATACAAATCTTTAGTCATAGCGACAGTTACACCCGTTCCTTTATTTGTAAGAGTTATTTGGTCTGGGCTTAATATACCTTTTACTGTATCTTTTGCACCTGCTATCATATCTGTTATTATTGAACCTGAACCGCCTGTTGGTCTTGTTTTACTTGAAGCAGTGCCAAGAACATATTCTTGAGAACCTTTTACAGTTCCTGCTCTATATGTGTTAAGACCTTCTCTTAAAACTCCTGTTAATGGGTCAACCATATCTTTAGTTACAACTGTGCCACCTAAACGAACTGTTTGTCTACCCTGAAATGGGTCTGATGGTTCATCGCTACTATCTTGTTGAGATGCAGAAGCAGTTGTTTGAGTAGTGGTAGTTTTTGCAGTATCTACCGCTTCACCCTTTAGTTTAAAACCGTCTGGAATTGGATAAATGGGATTACCATCTTTAAATGGTATTTGCATTTCTTGCCCAGCATCATTAACATATGTTTTTAACTCATCATATCCACCGGGAGATGGTTCAGCAATACCGCCCATGAAATCTGTAAACGAACCGGGTGTTTGTTCACCTAACATTGGAACAGCCTGTTGTTGCGGTGGTGTATAAGTTTGTGCTACTGGTTGACCTATTGTTGGTGTTGTGTAAGGAATATATCCTGTGGGAACTGCATTAAACTGGGCAGGTTGAACACCTTGAATGCCTGTAGTTGTAGTAAACTGAGAAGGTTGATAACCTTGAATACCTGCAAATGTTGGCTGTTGAATAAAGCTAGTTGGTTGCTGTACAAAACCACCTGTTTGAAATTCTACCATACCATCGTCTACCATGTCAAGGTCATTTATATCAAATGGAATACCATCTGGTATAGTAGCTTCTTCTGAGTTACCCATTTGCCCCATAGCTTCCATACGAGCAAGACCAGCTTTAGCTTCATCTCTGAGTGCCATAATTTTTTCTAGGCCATGATAACGAACTACATCAGCAGGTAAAACAAACTCACCCTCACTTAGCTGGGCAGGAATGTCATCACGCACTTCTTCTTGTGTAGAGCCTACTGGTACATCATTACCTGATTCTGGGTCAACTGTGCCACCTTCATCCATAAGGCCACCTTCGTTAAATGCACCCTCTACAGGTTCAAACAATTCCATTTGTTTTTTCAATGCCATACCACCAACATTAAAACCTTCACCACTTTTTATTCTTTGTAGAATATCAGCCTTTGCTTGCGATAATTTTTCATAATATGAACCGCCACCGGTCCACTCTCCTTTTCGGTCAACAGATTTATCAATGTCTACTCTATCACCATCTGGAGTAATTATATAATAACCTCCATAGCCATTTTTTTTAAAACTTAAGTTAGCCATTTACTTCATCTCGCAGATATTTAAGTTTACGTAAAGCTGTGATAGCACCTTGTTGACGGTGCATCATAATTGTATCGTCTGATTGTTCTAACACCTTTTGGTGCTGCTCAATAGCTAAATCAAGATAACTACTGAATGCTTCCCACTGGCGGTTGTTGCCCACCAGCGGCTTGAGGCGGCTGAGTACCTGCTGCTTGTCCATTTCCACTAAATCCTTGTTCACCCGGAACTGATGCTTGACCAGTACCTATATTTCCACCACCTGCACCTGTTGGGTCCATTGCATCAGCACCCGGTGGTGGTGTCATGCCCCCTTGTTCTTGTGGTAACGGTGCTTGAAACTGTTTCATTATTTCTGCTTGCAGTGCAGCTTCACTCATATTATTGGTTACTTTATCGGGGTCAAGGTCCATTGACTTTGCAATTTCACTAATAACATACTGAAACTTTGCAAAGGGTGCAAGTGCTGGGTTACTTGCAATTTGTAGGAACTGCATTAGTCTTTGGCTGCGAACTTCGTTTGCCATTAGACTTTCTGTGCCACGTGCCTTTACTTCTAAGTCACCTTTTATTTCTGGGTCAAAATCAAACTGCATATTAAAACGGAAGAAACCTTCGCCTAATGGACGCAATAAGTAATCATCCACGTTTTTAATAACAGTCTTAATGCTACCACTCGCAGCATTCATCAGCATTGAAATACCTGATGCTGTGCGGCCTACACCAGATACACCTGTTTGTCCATGCGCAAAGCTAGGCATACCTGTTGATTCATCTGCAAGCTGACGTGCTTTGTCAAATAGCATCATATTTTCTGATGATACATTTGGAAACTTTGTACCAAATATTGCTTGGCCCGGTGCGCCACCTTGTCTACGAAATACCTTGCCCGGATACAATGATAGGTCTTGACCGGGTACTAAGTTTGTTTCATCCACTTCAACAAGCATATTGCCTGATAATACTGCGTTGTCCACAGCCATACGCATAAAACCATTCATTAGTGTTTGCGTATCATCCATATTTTCTGCTATACCCACGCCAAAAAAAGAATAAGGATTTAATTCATATGGAGCAGCAGCATATGGTATCTTAGCAGGTTTAAATGGATTAAGCACCATACGGATAAGTTTATTATTACAAATCCAAATGTTTGCTTGTAATTCATCAAAGTCTTTTAATTCATCTGGTATTTCAACATTCTGCTCTTCAAGCATAACAGTATCGACCATACCCCAATACTCAAGAACTTCAAAACGGTCAATACCATGCTCTGGTGCATAGTCAGAAAGGTCATCTTCCCAATATTTTTTATCATAGTTTTCACCCATTTCGATACATTCATCAATAACTTGGTCACGAAAGTATGGGCGTTTTTTTAACATACGCATTTGTGAACGAGACATTTTGTGACGTTCAATTACAAACTGCGCCTCATCCATATTATTTGCATCAGGGTCTGGATAAAAATTCCAAACTGACACATGGTCTACCTGCGGTACAGTTTTAAACATTGGGTCATAGTTGCCATCCGCATCCCAATTAGGATACTCTTTGTCTTTTGCAAACGGACCTTTCATAATACCTGTGCCAAACAATGCCATTTCAAATGCACTGCTACGCAGATTTTTATTTGCACCTGACTCTTCAAGTTGGTCGTGTATTTTTTTCTGCATTTTTTTAGCAGAAATCATTGCAGGACTAAATTCGATAGCGGTAGGTGTTTTACCCGGACCCTCTCTTAATTTATCCTGAACTGGTTCTAATTTGTTTTGGAGGACTCCGAGTTTTTCAGACAGCGTTTTAGCTGTTGCACCCGGTGGCAAATCCTTTCCATCTCCACTAAAACCATACGGACTTGTAAGCGCAGTAGACGCTTGCATCTGTTCCGGTTCTTTTGGGTCAAAGTGTACATCAGCAACTACTCCTTCAGGTAACTCTGTAGGCTCAATAGAAAGAGGAAACTTATTATTAGCAAATAAAACATCAACGATTTGACCATAAGCAGCAAGTGTTTTAGTTTTGGTAACTTTAATAAAGACACGTGACTTTTCCGTTTCTGTAAATTGTACATCCGGGCCATATAAACCCCGATAGTTTCTATAAGACTGTAGCCATCTTTCCTCATCTTGATAGCGATAATCTTCGGCTCGTTTAAAACGTTCGATAATAAACGGTATGATATTAGATACGTCAGCATCAAAAGAAGCAGAGTCTTCTGTATCTTCTAATGCAATAGCATCATCTTCAATCATGATGTCATCTTCAGCCATATTTTATTCCTTAATATCCAAAAGTAGCATCTGCAACTCGCATACCGCCACCGGGTCTACCTACTGGGTCATAATCAAATATACTAAATCTTGGACGTGACATTATACCATATCTTAACGCATCGTACAAGTGGTCTTCTGCTTTTGTATCCACATCTTCTGGATTCTTTTTATCCAGCGGGATGGACGGCAGTTGGGAGATAATGTTTGTGCAACTATTAAAGAAAACAAGTCTAGGCTCTTCCGTAAATTCATCTACCTGTAAACGTCTATGTATTTCATTTTTACCAGCTACACGGCTGCCCCGGCTACGGTCTGAAGGTCTCCATCTACAACCTCTACTTATCATTTGCTCTGCAAGAGAGGGTCCAGTATCGCCACGTTTATGCCAGAGAGAACTATCAAGAACACCGTACTTAATATTTCCATCACTAGCTTCCAACTCTAGTATCATGTCAGCTAAGTCGGTAGCTAGGACTTTTGACACATACAATTCCCTGTACACAATGATTTGCTCAGACGGTGCGACAGCGCACCATATAACACCACTGTAAGAACCATAGCCGTAATCACATGCTCTAAACTTAACCCAATTGCTAGGAATATTAAAAGGTTCAACAACATGAATATCACGGTCAAACTCTGTGAACGCAGCACCTTCTTTAATATCCCAATCACCCTGAAGGAGTTGTCTTCGCTGTTGCTCTGGGAGCGACAGGAGCATAGCTTCGTAGTCACCTGCTTCAGCGAGATACGGGTTGTCAGATAATCTAGCAGGAATGAACCTACGTTTAAATAATGATTTACCAGCTTTGCTATGCCCTGCTGGATATTTGAGAATTTCACCAGTTTCAATATCTGTGGCATCAAAAGATTTTCCATATGCACTTGGGTCAATAAACATTTTCTTTACCCAATGATGACCTCTTCCACCGGGGTTTGTAGTTGCCCTCATAAAGATAGGCAAATCAGGGGCAGTGGACCGTAGACGACTTCGCATGTAATTCCATGCATATGGCGATTGCCACTGGGTCAGTTCGTCAAAGCCTATCCAGCTAAAAGCTAGACCCTGATAACGCAGGACATCTTCATCTCTGTCGAGGTATGACATCCACAACCTCGCACCAGATGGCGCAGTCCACTGCATCTTTCTTTCTGACCACTTTATTCCGGGCCAGATTTTAGGATAGAGTTCCTGTGATTTAAATATAAGTTCACGTAACTCTTCCGTAGTGTGTCGGAGCAGCAGACCACTAAACTGTGGATGCCCCATGTAGCGAAGTGGGTCTGCAAGCATGGCATATGATTTACCACCACCTGCTGAACCGCCATAAAGAACCTCACGTTCACTTGCTGCAAGAAATTCAGTTTGAGGACCGGGGTTTGGTTTAAACAGTACGTTAGCAGTTTCTTCTATACTAACAAACTCTTTATCAACCTCTTGTATATCAACTGTTAGCTGTTGCGCCTGTTCTTTGGGCTTCAATTTTTTTCGCTTTGGAGATTGCCTTTTCCGCATACTCTGCCCACTTGCGGAGGCTTGCAGCTTGGTTCTTACGCTGTCGCTCATGTTGTAACCGCTTTCTTAATCCTACATGCGATATGTATCTACCGCTATTTGTACTAAGCCAGTTAGCTACCTCACGATAGCTGTATTGATTTGTATACGCTCTGGCCTTTTCAAGCAAATCCAACTCAGTTGGAATGGGGTCAAGAATGTCGGGGTCTTCTTCATTTTGCTTGTAACCAAACGGTACAGTACGTGCAATACGTGGTATCTGTACCCATTCGTTTTCTTCTTTAATATCTGTTGGCTGTGGTAACTTCCACCGCCCTGCTGTTCTACTCATCGTCACTTACTGGTGCTTTAGCTGGCATAAGCATAACACCACCTGCAGCTTCCACTTGTACCTTCTCCGTTTTAATCAAACCTGTACGGTCTAGCAGTTCTTTAGCTGCTGACATCTTATCACGAATACCAAGTTCAGTTGGGTCATACAATGCGCCTGTCATAGCTATCGCAGCTTTAGGTGCATTACGTGCCATATACATCTGCGTTGCTTCCAGTATCTCTTCTTTGAGACCTTTTACAATTGCAGTTGTAGCAGTAGACTCTGAATACCCTGCCAGTTTCTTAGCGGCAACTACGTCACCGCCAGCCTCTTCAAAGAGGACTTCCAGAAACTTCTGTTGTCTTTCGTTTAGTTCTCTAGCCACTACTTTAGTTCTCCATGATGCATAGCATGTGCTAACTTATGGCTGCGTCCTTTTACCTGCACAGCCCAGCGACTGTCTAACATCTCACGTGATGCAGTAGGAAAGTCTCCTTCATATACAGCAGCCCACATTTTTTTAAACTTACACAATCTTGGCACACCCATATTAAATGCCATGTCTACCAGTACAAGTTGACGTACAGCGTCTAAATCTGCCACGCAAGGGTGCGCTTTCAACAGTTCTTCCTCGACTATCTGCACGTCATTTTCTAATAGATATGCAGCGTCAGCTTCAGTGATACCATGCTCATACACTGCTTCTATGTTCGGAAAGTCTAAAGCGTCAAGTTCTTCTTTGGTAATACCTCTGTCTTCAAGATTTCTGCCCACACCTATTGTGTCAATACCAAGTGTATCCTGATAGACCTGAAGACGCAAACCCTCACTCTGAACAAGTTGTTTAATTAAATGTGTACGAATATATTTCATTTACCGCCTCTGGATTCTCTTCCTAAGTATATGCCATACACACCTGTCATGACACCCATTATAACAGATACGAACGCTGACTGTTGTGTTGTAGGGTCTTCCAGATTCATAAACCATTCTGCACAACGCCATGACATTGCAACAGAAGCAATCATAGTTAGCTTGGCTGTAACATTAAATTGCAGCCATCTTTTCCACCAATCAACCATTATTTTTTACCGAAGAATTTAGTTGCGCTACGAACTCCAAAAGAAGCGGCAACGATAACTCCCAAGGAATATTGATACCATTCAGGCATCTTGTTGAGTTGTTCAAATCCATTTTGTACTACACCTTCCATGCCGGGTATGAAAGCTAATATTAAGGGAATGCTAAACAAAATTACCAGCCACTCGTCTTTCCAACTTGAGGACGAAGCACGGGCCATCTCTAAGTCCCAATCAATTTCACCCGTAGCTTTTTTCTGCATAACCACAGCTTCCGCTTGAGCCTTGGCTACCTTCGTAGCTGACTGTGCTTTCTTCTCTTCTACCTTACCTTCAAGCCATGTAGAAGCG